AAACCAATAGCAATCCAGGAAAAAGTTCTAAAACCTGGGGTATAATTTTAACAGAAAAACAAAAGAATAAGTCAATAGAAAAGCAAGGTCGTCAACAGTATCATCATTTAAGGTGATGGGGGTGGAGTGACTAATGTAGATCTAGCAGCGGATTTAGCTGTCAGAAAAACTTTATCACCAATTACTTTAACATCGGACATAATTGGATCACGTTGGAGATAGTATAAATACTCTTTGCAGGTAAACCTGTCTTGAGCAGCACGGCAGAGGATGCCCTGTCTACCAAACGTGTCGACTTCGACCCTATAATTTCCGACGCGTACAACGGAAACACGGTGAAAGTCTTTATCGAACAAGACATAATCGCGATTTTGCATTTGACGAACACGATTAGCTATATCCAATTGAGTAGATATAGATGTTTGAGCGAATTGGCTTAAAGTTTCGAAGGATGGCTTAGACATGTTAGATTAATATATTGAAACAATTAACATAACAATGTAATTTTAAGACACACCTACCATTGATGAAAAGGCGGTGAAACCTATGATAAGCACAATGAATGAAAAGAAGAAAATGAGGAACTTATACCAGCTATCGTCAACAAAGCAGTACATATAATAGAATTGTGAAAACAAAAACAACTCTAATGTAGGAAGATTAGTAAAAACGGCTAGAGCACAGAAAGATAATGACGCTATCCAGTATGAAAAAGTAGGACGAATTATAGCAGGAATAAGAAAGAAAAGACACAAGAAAAATTTGATTTTGATCGGTATTATCCAGTTAACAAGTTTAAGAAGTAGGGTGGCCAAAGGGACTAAAGGACTTTTAGATGTTTTACAATATTCAAGCAAAGCGTTAGATATCATTTCCAAGGGACCGAAAGAATTATTCAATTCTGAAATTATAGAAAGAACACCGACTAGAAATATGGAAAATGCCCAAGGATTGGAAACCAGGATAGCATAGCTATCAAACATCGATTGAAACAAGCCTTTCTTTTGAGGCGGGCTGGTTGATACTACTTTGATTTCAGACATTATATGAGAAGAAATTAATATAATGGTGTTTAGACTTCTTCGACAGGAGGATTAGTAGGAATGTCTGGTGGATTGACAGGAGTGGTATTAGCTGATGGTGACCCACCCTGAACTGCAATGGCCTTCATTTTAGCCAGACCGGTCATTGATGACATGTGAGAATATCCGAATATGATGGCTATCACAGCAAATATGCCGATAATAATGCGATAAGTGGGATCACGGATTTGAGTATACAAAAGGACAAGATGACAGAGAACAAGTGCTTCAAAAGATGAATAATGAGCGAGCATTAATATGATAGCGAGCGTGAAACACAAGTACGCGTTATTGGTTGAAGGCTTCGCGATATACACACCGGCCATAAACATGATAACGGCCACGTAGTATTCATACTCGACGAGAAATAAGAACAAATATGTGAATATGGTGGCGACTGAACGTATAGATGTGGGCGTGTCATCGGACAATGATGTATTGAGTAATGAGTTATATGTAAGAACTATGGGAGTTGAAGTGGACGATGATAAAGTGAAAAACGTAAATGTGGCGAAGACAATCAAAGCGAGTGATATAGGTGAATTGACGAGATTGGTGTAAGCAGTAGTAACAGAATCAAAAAATCCAGCTCCAATGGGTTGTCCTCCTTTTATTGTCTGGACACCAGCGTCATTGAAGACTCGCGGTCTGGGTGTAGACCGACGTTTGTAAGGAGTTTGGTTTTCATTATTCAACACTGATGTAGTAGCGGCGGGCAGACTAGCCTCGTCATTGCTCACAGTGGAAGATTTGGAATTAGCTGCTGAGGTGGACATGATGTATTATTTTATAATGATTTGAGTAATATAAAATTTGATTTAGATGTGGTATGAATCAAAAACAAAACGAAAGTGATTATATGTGATGATGAGGTATGATTTAAAAATTGTCGACTTCATCTGTTGATTTGTCACTGGGTGGTTGATGATCTATTACTTCAAAAGAAGACAATAATTGTTTTTCCAATAAATCGATATTGGTGTCACGGAGCATTTGGATTTCTTTATGGCAATTGCTCAGTTGTTGTTTCATATTATTCATCTTCTCGTGCCATTGTAATGAATTATTATAAAAAGCTCTCATGGAATTGTTAACCTTTTCCAATGTGAGCTTTAGTTGTGCGTTTTCAGTAATAAGATTCTGCAACCTAAGAACCTCCTCAGGTGACGAGAACGAGGAGATAGATGGGAACTGCGAATAGACACTAGTTTTCAAAGCGTCAGTATTGCCGTTGGTGACAGCGGACGAAGTTGAGCTAGCAGCAGAGTTAGACATGATAAGTTAAATTAATGGATAAATGATTAATATAACTTTTATGGTTTCGAAGATGTATTATATTTGTGATAGTCCTCACATTTAGTGACATTGGTGGTGATGTTGTAGACGGGAACGTTAATTGGATAACTACTTATTGAAAGATTATAAACCGGAATCTGCGAAAGGCTAGGAAGTTTTATGGTGAAATTTACATGATTTCCACTGGTTCTATTGTGATAAGTCAATGAGTAATCATAATTGAATTTTGCAGAATTGTAATAAGAAAAATTTACATAAGAATATTGAAGATTGTAGAATGTAAGCAAGAGAGAGGGATGATTGCGTTCCACTCCAAAGACTATCGCGATAATGATGACTATTATGAGACAGAAGAGATTATTATTAAGAAATTTATAATTGATGAATAAGAAAAGTGTAGTGTATTCGAATATGAGAAAATGTTGTTCTGCTTGAATGAGTAAGCCCAATATTATTTTAATGATCAGAGCGAGTAATGAAAAGAGAACGTCGAGAATGCGTGTGATGTAATCAACGAGTGTGTTAATGAATGATTGAGATGATTTCAGTAAATCCAAGATGGTGTTCAATAAGTTGATAAGAATATCACCAACAATTTTGAGAAATTCGACCAATAAGTAATCAATGACATCAAAGAGAACTTCACGAAATTTAGAAAACAAAGGTGCTGTAATGACTCCTCCAATAATGCCCTCCCACCAGGATCGTGAAGAATCCTGACGACGCTCAGCGTATTCATTTTGCAATGACGCGAATTCCGTAAGATTACCTGTTGCACCAGTTTTTGGTAAGTTTTCGATAAGGTAATCCACACAAGACGTACAAGATTGTGTCGCTTCGTCAAGGGGGATGGGTACTTCGATGGTAAATTGCCTCCAAGTGGTTTGCTTAGGTCTGAAAGTATCCTGACAATAAGGTGTGCCAGGGGGAGCGATAAAATCGTAAATGCAAACGTCTTCAGTGGAACTGTATGGCATGTATGCATCACAAGGTGTAGGACGAATGCGAATAGCGACGTTTAGCCAATAACCCCAATCACGACCTTTAAGATAGGTGGCAACGGTGGAATCGTTGGTACAATGTGAGTGAAATAGGCGAGTGTCGACAGTACGCACGGGATTGACGCCTACCTTTCTCGACATTAAATCAATGAGAGGAATCATAAAGTTTGTGTCAGTGGTTGAGTAGATGACATTTTGCGAGTTCTGAGAGATTGAATCGGCGTAAACAGGTTGATCTGAAGTAAGAGACTTGAGAAAATTTATGACAGTTGGTGTACCAGTAGATGTTCGTGAGTAAGGATTGCAGAGGTAATTATTTATACCACCCGCATCTCCATACCAATAACCCGGTTTGTAATAGTCTCGAAAGGAACAATAATACTTATAAATGGAATTAGGATTACTTATTTCAGTGGCCGTGTAATAGCGACAATTGCCAACATCTTGACATTGATCGGAAAACGAATTGCAGGAATAGGTCGCGGAACCAAAATAATTCTGAATAATGTTAGTGACAGGAGAGCAAGGATATGACCACGGAGTGATAGTGAAAGCATTTATTGACGGATCAGAAGCAAGATAACAGACCGTGGAAGTAGATTTGTTCAGATAAGCTTCCACATGAGGATTAGATGGTAATCCCAAGGATCTGTAAACATCGACAACAGATCTAGCCCATTTATCGAGTTCGCTTCCGTTAGGTAATGAACAGACGTTGGATATTTGATAATCGCAAAATGGACAATGTAATGAATATTCCTTACATATACAACAGGAAGTGCGCAATTTAGCACTGCCGGTTGCAAGTTCAGAATAGCAATGATTAAATAATAATATTACTATGAGCAAAAACAATGACATTTTAATGAGCAAGATGATTAAGATAACACTTACAAGTCGAGCTTAGGCAATATGGAGCATTCCTTTGACCCTGTGTAGTCCCATAAAGACAAAAACATAGTTTTGTCGCGGACGAGAGTGTACAATGCGTGTAGAAGAATTGTGTGATCCTTGTCGACCTTGTAACGATCAGCTATAGACCTGGATATTATTGGCCAATAATTAGCGTCGGACAAACATGCATTATTATCCGCAAATGACACATGATATTCAGTGGCATGTTGGAGGTTGACTATGTCTTTTCGACCCAATTTTACAATCGTTTTTAAAACGTCGGGAACGAACAGCAAGCCATCAGGAGTAGGTATAAAAAATTTAGAACAAAAATAAGGAGTAGAATACTTCAATAGTTTGACTTCAAGATTATACAGAGATGAACATGTGTGAGATATACTATCGGGAGGAACATGTTGTTCGTTCAAGAACACAAGAGAATCATCTCCACTGAAAACGGCGAAAGCGGAACCAAGACGAATCTTCTTTTCTAGTTGACAAGAATTGATGACAACAGCCATTTGAAACAAAGTATTAAGCACCCATGTGCCGGCATCTCCGGACTTACGCTGATAATCAACATACGCTCTAAACAAGTTAGCGCGGTCGCGAAGTTGTGTGTGTTTGTGCATTATAATCCACAGCTTGCAATAAAGGTCCGGAACACCAAAATGTTGCATCAATCGCACTTCAAAACGTAACGCGGTGAGATCTTGGCTTTTATCAAATTTCGAAAAATCTATCTCTATAAACCGATTGAGATAGCAAAAACGATCGAAAGGACATACTCGATCAACAGTGTCACGAAACTCCTGATTGGACATACGATTAAACAATAAGATGTTGTCATTCAAAGCTGCAAAAACTCTATCGGTAAAATCATTGATAATCGGACAGAATATAGCGTTAATGAGCTTGTCCTGATACGCTATAGTTTGCGAACTCTTATATCTTGATCCGGGATTCGGTTCCAAATCTGGTTTGGGATTGCCCTTGATAGTGAAATTATAGAGTGTTAGATCTTTATCCCATAATGTGTCCATATCACATTCAATCAAAGAATGCACACTGTTCGGTTGTTTCGACAACCAGATGGCTATGGATTGGCCATTAGCGGTGATCGGATTGTCAGCATACAAAGCCAATAAATCGGGATTCATTACAGACATTACGCTTTCATACAAATAATCAGACATGGTGAAATGATCGATGTCACCAGACAAACGGGGAACGGCTCCGTTACGCTCTATGAAAGCCTTGACGACTTGAGCTTGGTTGAAAGGCACTCGGGGACGCATATTAGTACGAAGAATAGGTTGACAAAAGAACTTGGAGTCAGCAGTTTGAAATTTTGGTATGATCGAAAATTCACCATGATAGTACTTATCAGATTGCTGATAAATCTGATGGTCATAGTCATTTTCCACGGCGCGGCCAAGAAACTCATCATGAGCATTCTGGATGACCGGTATAGCTATTGTCAACGGATCAGCCTGGAGGGGTTCCGATCGAAAAACTTCACCCAAACGAAACTGACTGCGGACCGCCATAGGAATGAAAGATCCAAAACCGTAAACGTCGTTCAATTGCTGGACAAGTTTCGGAAACGTGTAAGGCAACTGAGTGCGGGGTGGAATAATAGTGACTGTTTTATGGTGGGTGTCATAGGCTCCACCTCCTCGAAGACGGATCTCACTGGGAGGAAATGCCTTGATTCTTCTGATTTCGTTGAATATTACATCGGTGTTAACCGTCGAATAATATATAAAGCTGGATGTATGACGGGTAAGCGCAACCAAGATGTAATTCATGTTGGAATAGATTGGATTAGATGGTTTGGATTCCAAGCGAACTAAGATTATCCTTTCGGCCTGATTGCCCTGATATTGATGAACGGTCTTAACAATAGAGTTTGTCACTGGCAGATTGAAATGCGTGCAAAGGTCAACCAATTCAGCTTGAGTAAACACAAGATATACAACATCATCCAATTTGGGGACATCCGACACACTAGCTATGTATCGGCAATCAACAGAATGCATTGGATTGGTATCATGATATTTGACCGAAAAGGAATAAAAAGGAGCACCGTCACTTTTGGTGTTGTTGATCCAGTGAATGATATCAAGCGGACATCTGTAAGATTTGCTGAGATGTTTAACAGAACTATATTTGATCTTCGGAGTGACGTATTTTGGTTTATACCGTGTGCGATCAATGTACGGAATTTGTGCTTGATCTCCGACCACATATAAATCATCACATCGTGTGAGTGCGGATACCCACAACCAATCACCGCCGTGGGTCAACAAAGCTTCGTCGAACCAAACGGTTTTATAAGTACGGTTGTGATGCCTGGTGTAATTGATCATAAATGAATCGAAAGTGGCAATGACCACATTCCTTGAATTGTCGGATTTTTTCAAGAACCGGCGTCTTAGATCGTCGCAAGCGGTTTTACTGACAGTAAGAAGTAAAACGTCTGATTTATCAAGGTTCTGATCGATGATATATGAAGTCTTTCCAGCTCCGGGAACACCCTGAATAAGATGGTAGTTACATTGAGTGTTGACAACCTCCTCTTCACGCATATTCTTAACAAGATTGTAATGAAAATATCCCGTAAGAAGAACTGAGTCGGGATTAAAAGACACGTAATGACTCGTTGTATGTTTATCAACATTAGTGAGACTATCGAAATGTATTAATTTTTTACCATCCCAAGCCCATCGGACTTTGGCCAAATCGACGTCACGACCCACCAACAACTTCTTATGAACGACGTCATAAAAATTGTGTTTGGTGTCATCAACAGCTAGAGGCATACGATGCTCATGGAAAGTGAGTAGAGTGTCGTGCAGAGATCGAAGTGACTTGATAACGTAATCAATGGAATAACACCATATATCACGTCGCTCATACATAGCATTGATATGTAAATCTCGTTCCGTTAATTCCAATCGAGCGATGTTTGGATCACGCAATCCCGATGCAGATTTGTTGATAAAATACTTCACGGCAATGTTTGGATAAAGCAAAGAAATCTTTTGGAAATAATAATAGGGATCTACGGCTTCTGTGACAATGAGAATAACATGTGCGTTAATTTTGCGCTGTAGTTTCAAATGATGATAAAAATTTTCAAGTTCATCAGATGCACATTGATGTCGATCGTTCATTTTAATGTAGGCAGTGAACGATCGTGTATCAGACACGTATAATTCGTCTTTAATGGGTTTATTTTGGACATCAAGCAAGTTAATAGTGTAATCGGGGCATAAGTCGGAAGGGGCCTCCACAAACTCGTGAACGAAAGTGTCACAATAAAAGACGAGCCCATTTTTATACGACAATTGTGAAATTTTGTGGTTGGGTGAAGAACAAACGCATTTGTTGAAATGAGCGTCAATTGTGTCAAAGATGTCGAGGGACACTTCACTTAAACCTGAGTTATCATGAGTAGTAAAAACATAGTAATCCTTCAAATAAATCATATGAAAACGGAGATAAATGGAGTTTGCACGCAAAGTTTTGTTGATTGTTTCGTAATCGTGCATAGCTCTATCCTTTTCCAAGAAGAATAAAAGGTCGGATTTGTTGGAAGACCTCTGGACAAAATATGAGAAAGCATTGTTCAAACATTCTTTATGACCTACACAAACGTGTTGCAAGTTATTAACGTAGGTGTATTGGGGTTTTTCATTAGACAAATTCAGAAACCGGTTTAAATGTGTTAATACGTCGGTGTATATAAACCGAGGAAAAGATGTAATGCACGATTTAATCGATTCTCCTGAATGCGATGGTAATAACAGATCATAATGATCACCGGAATATTTGAGGTGAACTTCGCGATGTCCCTTAGTGTCACCGAAAGTGAGCAAACTATCTCGGTAATGAACAATATAGGAAATACCCATATGTTTTCCATACGCGTCAAGAAAGGCAGATCCTCCCCATCGACCGGGTTGAAGTTCTTCTTTCAAATCAAGACTCATTGGCAAAATTGACAATAAAGATTCACGCAAAGCTGAAAAGTCAATGTCACGATTGCAACATGCAGCCCGGAAACAACAATTGCCGTCACCCAGTGTGGGACTAATAACGAAATCAACATTCGACTCAGCTGGTTTGGAAGGCGATGTGTTTTCAAGGAACTTAGAAAGCTCTTTAGTGAGACGGTCAACATTGCGACGTACAAATTCCGACAGAGCGTCCATGGTTAGACTGGGAACGGTTGATGGAGTGTAATCCGAAAACATTACGTAGAATTCTGAAGAAATAGCCGAAGAATAAGATGACACAAATAAGGAAGTAGACTTGTAGTGCATTGAAGTGTTGACCAACAGCTGACGCGTGCGAGGTAATAGGGCATCAAAAACTTTCAAAACAAAGGTCGAATGAGGCGACGAAGCTGACAAGGCGACTTTGCATTCTCTTTCTATGAGCTCATAATTGTGACACTCTGGGTTGTCATCGTGGGACTCAATTGCACCATCAGCGGTGATCAAGTCATAAAGACGTCCTTTGTTAAGATAGTAATGGTAGACTTGGTCGTCTAATAAATCACCGTTTTTATACTTAGTATCATGGGCGTTGGTCAATGATATAACGCGAGGATGCATGCGGATGTTGGGGCTAACGTAAGGTCTGTAATCAACATAAGAACATTGAGAGCTTAGTTCCAAAACGAATCCACCAGGAGCCGAACAAAGATCCAAAGCATTGCTGAATTTGACATTATGATGTTCCAGTATATCCCGTAATTTTGCTTGACTACGGTTGATACAATCAGATGGTATAGGCTTTAGTAGACTTTTCTTGATTCGGAAGTAGAGATCATCAGTGAGAGACTGCACTTTCGTTCGAAGTGAGTTGAGTTCGTCCGTATTGATTACTTCACCGATAACAACAGGTTTAGGAGGATTGTGATCGTGAAGAGTAGCAGACTCCTTTTCGGGGACGACGGTCTCATTGACATCAACCCCGTATATAGCCTCAGTGATTGCGCGAACGAAATTATCTCGACGAATATGATCGTCGTCCTCGGGTACAGTCAAGAACAACAATTTATTACCCTTGTAGTGCTTCTCCGAGGTGAAACGATAACGCGTTTTTGGTCGAACTATGAATCCATCAGTGTTTATGTCAAACTCCGAATAAAGATCGAAAATACGATGTATGCAATAATAGCCGGTAGCAAAAACGATTGCCGGACACACGTAAGCAGCCATATTAACTGGCTCAATTCGCGTTGTATGCAAGGTAATATTACTGGATCGGAAATTATGACGGAAATTCCTGTAGTACATGTTCAGTACGTTATCAGTGATGATCGTGGTGGTGCATTTAGAATAGAGTTTGTCAGCGGAAAATCCAGCTGCGGTCGTGGTAACAGTTGATGTGATAGCAGACAATTTTGGTAGATATTTGAAAGAGTAATACACAGACAAAGTGAATGCGCCAGTGATTGCAGTAGCCAGAAAAACGGTACGTCGGCAAGGTGTATTAATGATCGGAAAAATACCGCGAATTCTCATGTTGAGACCACAATCAGACCAATTGATGGGCTTGATCTTCGGCATATATGATCTGACGCAAGACATGAACGCGTTGCTTCCACCGGTGGTCGCAATAAAAGGGTAATAACTGATGAATTTGAAACCAAATTTGAACGGTCGACAGGCCGGATCGATGATGATTTTCATGATCTTGTGTACTGCGTAGGCAGCAGCGGATGGAATCAGAACAGAAAAATACCATCGGAGAGCATGACGATGAGCGCGTAAAAAGTCAACAATGGGACCGTTGTTCAAGCTCATGTGGTCAGAACGTTTTGAAAACAGGTTGATGTTGCTGCTAACAAGTTTGCGAGTAGAATCAATGTCACTGATAGCCTGCTGGACAAGTTTGCCATTATGGTAATTCGCATTATAGACATATAAATACAGAGCACGTGCGCACGCTCCTAATTGGTTGCAATCCAAGCGAAGACGACTGTCAAGGACAGAACCATTAACTATTTGCTTAGAAGAATTGCTGCGCAAAAAATTGAGGACTTCAGATGGTTTCAGATTGTCCTTAACTGTTGTCAAAAAGGAAATGGCATCATCAATGGGGCGACAGGGCACGGAAAATCTGATGGGAGTGATTTTCGGATGAGTTGGTAAAAGCCAGGACACATCGTCGGAAGAATGCACGGGAGTTGGTTTTATAGAATTAGAACGCTTGGCTGTATTATATTCAAAAAAGGACACGATGTAAGTGTCGTCCAACGATTGCAATGACAGCGAGTGAGGCACACCTTGCTGGATATTAGGGTTCAATTCTCTTGTAAATTTTATGAATTGAATACCGTTGCGATTGTCCAGTAATTCTAGGTTGAATACGGTGCCTTTAGATGACGCGAAACGAGAAGTGGTAAAAAATGATTTGTAATTAGCCAAATCATGCTCGTAATTGAAACCGTCGTCATTAGAGAATCCGAATCTTATTTTTCCTTTAGTGTAAAATAGAGTGCGTTCGTGCGACCATTGTTCGTTATTTAACGGTTCGGAATACTCCCACCACACGCCTAAGGGAGAGAAACTGCCCCTATCACGAATGAGAATTTCGTTGGAATATATGATTGAAGCGTAACCAATAAGAGCATTAGCGGAATCAAATGCGTCTCCGATGTCTTGAAGAGTCATGTCGTAGATGGAATGGACAAACATCAAGAATGGTGCCTTAACAGTGCAGTTTTGTGAAAGTTCGTTGCAAGTTGATACACTGTGACGTACGCCTTGTAAGCCCAGCAACACATCACTTTTAAGTGACGAGTCTTTGTTATGAGTGAGAACATTGACTACTCGACTGGTCTGACGTACAGCGTCATATGAATTGTTCAATAATACGGGTGCGCAAGCATGATATGATTTCAACTCATCATTGAGAACATGCAGAGGGTTACCACCTACATCTTTTACAAATACATCCCATCCTCCAGATTTCAGTATATTAGGATAGAATGATGATTCTCTAGATTTGTCGTAACCAATGCGTTCGTAAAGAATATTTACAAATTCAAGCGTGCGACTGGCACATGCGTAAGCGTGGGCGTTGAGCGTTTTTCTAGTGAAAGTGATTTCGATACCGGGGAACGCGTCGTCGAGAGCGCGTTGTTCAGAAGCGGTCAGAGTGGTATTGATGGTGCGAGAACATGAATATTGCTTGTTGCGCAAGAATGAGTTGTACTGCGCTTTGTAATGATCAGCAATGAGGTCATGAATAGTGTTATGATCTTTGGATGAAAGAAGCGTCATGAATATTTTATCCTTGTTTGATTCATCGATGGCCGAAAAACAATTGCTAAGGTTGGCGTCAAAGGAAGAAGTTTTGAACGTGGAATCAGATTCCATGTTGAAGGTTTGTTGATTAAATTGTATCACAAAATAATCGGTTGAAAGGTTTTTGGTTTTGTTTTTGGTTGTTAGTTTAGGTTTTGTTATTGGTATTG